CATTAATTGTTCGCGAAATACAACACGTTGGGAGTTTAATGGCGACAAGAAATAGTAACGAAGTTGAAAAAAAAAAATTAGAAGAAAGTTTCAATACTGAAAAAATAAAATTACAAGAAGGACTACAAAAAGGACTACAAAGTAACTTAGGAAAAATAGTCAATATCATATCTGGTCTACCACGTAAACGCGAAAGAGAAATAAACGATATCAAAACAAAGGAACAACGAGGTAAATTAGACAATATTACAAAGAATATACAAGGATTACAAATACTACATCTTGAAGGTGAGAAAACTAAAATTACGAATGAAATTCAGGGACTAAATAAAAACGCACAGATAACCAAAATTATAAACGTGATACAAAGTCTAGAAACTTTTCATTTGAAAGGACATCCACAAAATATAAAAGATGTATTGATAAATAATGAAGACACAAATAAAATTTTGAAAATCGCGAAAATAGTAGATACAATAAACCATCTGAGTGAAAGTAACACGATGATAACAGACGCAATAGAAAGATACAAGGAATATAATACAACGACTGCTAAATTCTATAGAAAATTGGGAAAAATGGGAACAATGGGAACAATGCCAAAACAAGTATATAATTATTTGTTTACTTCTAAACCGGTAATAAAAATCAATCATAAAAAATTAAAAGAATATCTTCATCAAAACACAAAAAACATTTGGGAGGGTGTTGTCATCAATGATAAATTAGAATATATAGGTATGATAGACAACCAATATGAAGGCAAAACCGAAACAACAAACACCTATATGTTCGTTCAACCGGATATTTGGAATGACAAAATAAATGAGACCACCCAATATGAAAAATACATTATAACAAGTGACAAACGATTTCTTCATAAAGAAGAAGAAGAAGAAAAAAAAGAAGAAAAAAAAGAAGAAGAAAAAAAAGAAGAAGAAAAAGAAAAAGAAGAAGAAGAAAAAGAAGACTCATAATGCGAATCACTAATAAAAAAATATAAAGGTATAGTAAATGGCATCAACGAGAAATAAAAACAATCGTGGCGATTATCAAGTAGAACAGAAATCGCATATTCAAAGAATGGAATATCTGACATATGAGAATGGCGGAAATGGCAAACCATTGGAAACATTTTTCGCAGGAAACGGGTTATTATCAGGAAGGGTAGCATCGTCAAATTTATCCCATAATTCTTGTGATATAGAATCAAGTTTATTGGGTATCGGTTCAACTAATTTAGTAAATCCCCAAACACCGGTGAAACCAGATATCAAACCATTGCAATCACTGAATGTGATAGACAAACTGCCCACAATGATCCCCGAGCCATTGATAATAGAGAAACGCCAGCGCCCTCTGCGCGACTAATGATTATAACAAAACGTGTTTGTTATAATTTGTTTTACTTGGTAAAAAGTTTGTTATATAGACCAATATATTGTGGGTTTTCACGAGAAAGAGTATTATGTTTAAAAAAATGAGAAAGACAAGGATGAAATAAAGTCAAATAATCATAACTAAACAACACTGCAAGTCCAATTTCAGGGTCTTCTGAAAACATAAAGGATGCGGCTTTTGTATATAATTCAATAAAAACGGGGTCTGTTTTTGTATTTGAATAAACGAAATCCATGAATTGACTGGTCGTTTCATCGTCATATTCGACTTCGTCGCGAGTGACTGTGTCAATATCTGGATTTGTAATTTCAGGAAATTTATCTGAATTCATAACAAATAAATTACGTAAAGTGGCGCGATATTCAAAATCCCCATTATACTCAACCCCCATATCACAAGGATAATTCATTCTAATATATATAACAATATGAATGTTTCTATATAGGTTCTTCGTATGAATGTAGCTTATACCGAGGGAAAGAAAAACCAGTCCAGATCATTACACACTTTCTTCCATATCATATCTTGTTCCAATTGTTTCTCCCGGTCTTTCATCATGGGTATATAGGGTAAATATTGTGTTTGGTCGAGAAGCACACATAGTTGATAGAGAGTGTATGTATAATTAAAGAAATTGGTTCGGTTAGGAGGACAATGGACCGCCCACGGTTTTTGAATTTCAATAAAGAGAACACAAAGGGTTTCGTGAAGTTCTTCATTCATCACGGGCGGTTTGATACCAAAAAGAGAATTGATGTATTGTATATGTTCGAAGTATTTATTCAGACCGAGTTTACGTAGAATTTCGCGCATTTTGTCATAATTAATGGTTTTCAAGTCAACAATACGTTCTTTCTTTATTCGTGCGCGAATTGCGTTAATGACATCTTCTGGAATTTGTGTAGTTTCCTTTGCTTGGAATTGCGATAATATCTCCTTAAAATGGTTAAGGCGTATGTATGCGGTATACGAGACTTCATTTGGTGGGTCTTTATTATTCGGTTTTGAATTGTCAACAATATAAGTAACAAAACGACTACAATCTTTATTATTACAAATAAGTATACCTTCTTCATCTTGTGGAACAAGTTCTCCTGTATTACAAATATCACATACGTCAGTATTTATAAAATAATCACTTTGATTCGTCAACTCATTCGTGACATTTCGCCAATATTGTTGATAATTTCTCTTGGAATGATCGTATTTTGACATGGATATATTCTCGTGTTGATTCGAGTTCGTTTTGATTTTAAAGAAAGAGTGAATTGCTTTTGCGGAAGAGGTCAACGATTCAACCGTAGCCGAAATTTGTTTTTTTTGTTCAAAGTAATCAAAAATGAAAGGTGAGTTCTCTAACAAATAACTTTTCTCTGTTTTACGAAGTTGTTTGATCTGTTGGTTAATTTCAAAGATACGGTCGCGATATTCCATATATTCACCCGTTTGTCTCTTATGTAATGAAGTGATTTTCCGTTTTAATTCTTCCTTTTCAGAGCGTAACGAAGGTATAATTTCAGTTTCATTCTTTTCAAATCCGGTTAATATCTCTATATGTTTTTCATCAATGGAATAATTAACGGGTGGTTTTTTCTTGGACATGGAGAACCGATTGTGATAGAGAATATTACAAATGAGTTTTTATGTAGGTTTATGTAGAAATCTGTAAAAACAAAAAATACAAAGATACAAAGACCGAAGGTTTATAATTAGATTTGTATTGGATAATGTTTTGTAATATTTGTGATAATAGTAATAAGTTCTTTCGTTTCATTTATATTATGATGCAGTAAATCACTCCCGCGAAAATTGGAATGTTGTATGATATTCATTTTTTCCTCATATAAAATTCGTTCATCGTAATTGACACTTTCGTTTATTTCATATAAATGATCTAGTCGCGTTTCCAATCGGTTTGCATATCCAATAAGAGCGTGTAGATCAATATTGGGTTCGGGATTTTGTTGAAATGTATGTATAACGTGTTGCAGTGCTATTTGTAAGTTCAAGTCGTAATACGGGTCAATTTGATTCGTCGGGGTAGTATTATCGTGAGATACATCTGTAGTAAATATTTTGTTTGAAAAGAGAGTTATAAATGGTAACTCACTATAAACAATCGAATATAGCGAAATCAATATAACGAAAATGTAAATGAACGAATCCATTGTGTAATACAAACGTGGAATTCGAATGAGGTAATTAGATACTATTATATAATGTATAAAAAAACTTTCAATTTTGCTGAATTCGTTGGTATGAATGAAAATATACATACTTCCACTGTATACAAATGACAACTACAGTTCATCCGCAACCAATGAATTTTGAGTTACCTACTAATATAAAAATCGAAAAACATACCTTTCAAAAAATGTTGTTTTTGACAAACGCATTAGAAAAAGGATGGACTGTGAAAAAAAACAATGATACTTATGTATTTTCAAAGAAGCACGAACAACGACAAGAATTCTTTCAAGAGAATTATTTAGAAACATTTATTTCTGATAATATTACCTCCACGAATTTCTTGAATAGTTAAACTATTTAGTGATATGAAAACTTAAAAACGATATAGTAGATATGGGTAAGTGTAAACATGTTAGATTCAGAAATAGATGAAATTGTTTTGAAAAAACTGAAACCAATTCATGAAAAATTAACTCATTTTCAGCCAATAGAACAACTGTGTAATGAAATTCCCGAACAATTGATGGCGTGTCAGTTTATACGAGAAGATGACCGTGTATTGGAGTTCGGTGGTTCATTGGGACGAAATTCCTGCGTAATAAATACAATTTTAGAAGATAAAACGAACCATGTAGTAGTAGAACCTTCGTTAATAGAAGCAAATCAATTGTTATTGAATCGTGATAATAATTTGCTACAATTTCAAGTTGAATTTTCTGCGATATCAGAAACACCGCTATATTCATTGGGATGGTATACTTTTACAGACCCTTTACCAAATTCTACAAAAGTCAATGTTATTACATATAATGAGTTATGTGAAAAATATAAAATCGACTTTAGTGTCTTAGTAATAGATAATGAAGGAAATTTTGTTTCCATGTTGAAAAGTTTCCCCAATTTGTTAGATGGTATACGTCTTGTCATAATAGAACACGATTTCAATACACAAGAAGATCTGGAATATTTTACAAAAACACTACACGACAATCACTTTGTAAATCATACGAAATATATGAAATGTAATAAATACGCACCAGGAATGGGTTGGTCTGATGGATTATCAACCGACCCAGTCTTTGTTTCTGTATGGGAAACAGTGACCCCCCAGATCTCACTGAAATGCCCCCACTAATTTAGGAATAGAAAAATCTGTTATTCCTATTATACAATTTGTGATTTTGTATTACAAATTGTAATTGTTATACCATAAAATATTTAGCAAATTAACTTGTAACAAAAAAAATAAATCAATTAAAACGCGTATTATTTGAAATTATTTTCTATCTCTAATATATATAATTAGCTATGGCCGGTGGTTTAATGCAATTAGTGGCTTACGGAGCCCAAGATGTTTTCCTTACTGGAACCCCCGAGATTACTTTCTGGAAGGTGTCATACAGACGCCACACCAACTTCGCTATGGAGTCTATTGAGCAGACTTTCTCTGGACAGGCTGACTTCGGTCGTCGCGTCACATGTACTATTAGCAGAAATGGTGATCTTGCCTACCGCACCTATCTTCAGGTTACTCTTCCCGAGATTAACCAGAACATGAACACCAATAATGTGTATGCCCGTTGGTTAGATTTCATTGGAGAGCAATTGGTCGCTCAGGTCGAGGTTGAGATCGGAGGTCAGAGAATCGACCGTCAATACGGTGACTGGATGCACATCTGGAATCAGCTAACTCTATCCAAGGAGCAACAGGCTGGTTACTTCAAGATGATTGGTAACACCACTCAGCTTACATACGTCACTGAGCCCGGATTCGCCGGTGTTTCTGGACCTTGTGCCGCTTCCGGTGCTCCCAACCAGGTTTGTGCTCCCCGTAATGCTCTTCCCGAGACTACCCTATACGTTCCTCTTCAGTTCTGGTTTTGCCGTAACCCCGGACTTGCTCTTCCTCTTATTGCTCTTCAATACCACGAGGTTAAGATCAACATTGATTTCCGTCCTATTGGCGAGTGTCTATGGGCTGTTTCCACAATGGACGGAACATCTGGTTCTCAGTCTGTTTCCAATGCCTACCAGCAATCTCTAGTTGCTGCCTCTCTATACGTTGACTATATCTTCCTTGATACCGACGAGAGACGCAAGATGGCACAGAACCCCCACGAGTATCTAATCGAGCAGGTTCAGTTCACTGGTGACGAGTCTGTTGGTTCTTCTTCCAACAAGATCAAGCTTAACTTCAACCACCCCTGTAAGGAGCTTATCTGGGTCGTTCAGCCTGATTCCAACGTTGACTACTGTAACTCTCTTGTTGGTGGCGAGACTCTATATAAGACTCTTGGCGCCCAACCCTTTAACTACACCGATGCCATCGATGCTCTACCCAACTCTGTCAGTGCCTTCGGTGGTGCTGATACCGAGACCAATGATGCTAGCAACATGATCGATGGTTCTGGTCTATTCAACGCTGAGGGTTCCGCCCTTGCCGCTGACACCCAAGGTCTATCTGATGCCGGAACATTCGTTCTTGCCGAGACCGCCCTTGACATGCACTGTTGGGGTGAGAATCCCGTTGTCACCGCCAAGCTTCAGCTTAACGGTCAGGACCGCTTCTCCGAGCGTGAGGGTTCTTACTTCGATACAGTCCAGCCTTTCCAACACCACACCCGTGCCCCCGATTCTGGTGTGAACGTTTACTCTTTCGCCCTTCGCCCCGAGGAGCACCAGCCTTCTGGCAGCTGCAACTTCTCCAGAATTGACAACGCCGTTCTTCAGCTTGTTCTTTCTGCCGGTACCGTTTCCGGAAGTGCTACTGCCAAGGTTCGTGTTTACGCCGTTAACTATAACGTCCTACGCGTAATGTCGGGCATGGCGGGGATTGCGTACAGCAATTAATCGTGCTGTATTAAGCAGTCGTTATTTATAAAAACAAATAAAACCAAATAAAAATTCTATCCGCAAATCATTCTTTATAAAAACAAATAAAAAATTATACCATTGTAAAATAATTAATCTATGACAAAAGTTATAAATTAATAGTAAAGTTCAATCATTTCAATCGTTTTTTCTGGTTTGTTATCAATCCAATATTGAATTTGCAATAATAATGTATTTATTCTTTCCGTCCACTCTGTTATCTTAGACACTTGCATAACACCATATCCATTTACTTTCCAACAAGAACCAATCTTTTTTCCATCAGCGTTAACATAGTTATCCGGATTGAAACGGATAAATACAATTGGTCTATGTCCCAGGTCTTGTGAAATTTCCATAAGTCGTTTGTTTTCACAAGAACAATCATAAGAATCGTGTTTATTTTCATCTACTTCAATAATAACAATATGTGAACCCATATCTAACAGTAAATCTGGACGACGCTTCGAACAACCACCTTGGACTGTTTTATCGCATACCCAAGACAAATCCGGAAATTTATTTTTCACGTGGTCTACGACATCATTTTCTTTTGTTTTGTAATTTCGCGAAATAGGTATATCGGGACAAAAATGAATGCAACAAGGTAAACAGTATCCCTCATATTTTTTGATACCTCTTGTTTCACACAATGGTGCTTTACATAATTCTTTTCCGTCGCATATTTTACATCTGGTCTTTTTCTTGTCGTGAATGCAAAACAATGACCCTTTACACTCTAAACAATTTTGTCTATTTTTGTTATGTTCGCAAATAGCTGCACCTCCACACTCAACGCATCGCCTTCTTCGTTTTCCGTGTTCGCAGATAGAAGTGCCACCACATTCTACGCAGTTATATTTTTCTCTACCGTGACTACATAAATCATTACCTGTACCGCACTCTCTGCATCGTCTTCTTCGTTTCTTATGAATACAAATACCTGCACCTCCACAGTCTACGCAGTGATACCGGACTCTATCGTGAATACATCTTGGACTTGGACCTCCCATTATAGTATACTTAGATTTTATCTTTAAGTATGTTCTCTACTATTATCAATTTCCTAAATAGTAGTATTTTCGTTTTCTTTTTCTTTTTCGATT